CCTGTTTGAAACAGGAATACTTGACTAGACCGAATTGCACAGTGGCAGTCAGCTCTTTAGAGTTGGTGGCCGAGTGTTACCACATCTGTAATCCTGGAGCATATGGGTCAATTTTTGGCTCATGTGCTTTCGGAGCAGGTGATGGTGGGATCAGACCAAATGACTTATCAATTTGATAGTTCATTATGTCTTGTCTTATTCTGTCTAAAACTTGTGTTCCTAAGTTCGGATCAGGCATAGGGGCTAGTCGGCCTTGGATTACATAATGCTCAATTTTTGAAATCGTTGATTTCGCTAATTTAGCATATGCACCAATAACCCGAGTGGCTCCTCTCTTTTCGAATACACTGGTATCGGGTAAAGCTATTGCTTTAACGATATCTCTTATCGAGTCTAGATTTCTAGCTCTGTTAAGAGAACCAATGGTATTTGACAAGGCTTCCATTATTGGGAGTTTTGTTAAATAGTAGATTGGAGAGGTCCATATATCAGTTGGATCTGCTAATCCTATTGCTGCTTGTTCAATTAGCGAAGGTCTTGTTATAAGATCTTTTGCGTAATTGATATATTCAGCATTAACTTTCCGTAAGGTTTCATCCATTGCCATATATACCCAATTATTAAGTTCAATTTCAGGAAACTGAAGTTGTCCTTCATATTGAGGATATCGGGCTTTAATATTTTCAATAAATGGAGTTATATCTCCATGTAAGAATTTATTAAAGGCATGTAGACTGGCAACTCTTGATTTAATATTAAGAGCTTGTCGTGTTTTCATACCAATGATGATCATCAAATGGAAAATTAGATCCGGTATCGAAACTAAATCCTTTGGATAGTACCCTCTAGTGTAAATTAAATCATATAACGCTTGATATAACAAGTGGTATTTGGTATAATTTTCTAGGAGACCTCTTATTTGGATTCCGGTTACTTCGTTACCAGAGATGAAAACTCTTTTAGCAAATTCATACATATTTGAAGATATGTTTGATTTTGGTATAGAGATTTCTACTCCTAAACCTTTCATTATTCTTTGGTAATGTTCCGCAACTTCATCATGATATATAACAATATCATCACCAAGGATCTGGTAAAAGTGTTTACTTAAACCAAGTTCATGATGAATGAAATGTAATATAACATGATGAGTTAATGTGAAACATGACCAAGAAGAATAAGCTCCCATTGGTTGTCCAGCGCAATAATATATTTCATTACTTGTTGAGGATTTATCCTCTCCAGGAATGGTATATGTATGCAGTGGAACACCTTTTGGAAGTTGGAAGGGATAGTTGATCAAGATTTTCTCCCATTGTGATGCAACCTCATCCCCAAATAAGGTAACCATAAGTTCTTTTTGAAGACTTATTGGAAATCTATCTGTGGCTGCGGTTAAATCAAATGAGTAAAACTTGTGTCCCTCTGGTTTTCCGTGGATAATCGGATCTTGAGTAAAAGTTCTATCAGTAGGGAGTAAAGCTAAAATTTTGAAATGGATACTATGTATCTGTCTCAACCATGTTTGGGACCAAAAGTCAAAAATTGCGATTATTCGCGATTTTGCCTCTGGATCTTTAACAATGGATAATTTTCTCATTATTCCCATCGGTTCTTTTGAGACTAATGGATCAAAGAAACTCATGGAAACTTTACCAGTTTTCATTAATTTCTTCCATTTTTCCCAATTTTTCTGAACTACATGATATCTTTTTATTCTATTTGGAGTTAACAGATTTTGATATTCGGTAATTATCGGCCCAATGTTTGTTTCCCCTAAGATTTTTCTTAAGGTTGCAGGCATTGATATAAGGTCGAATAATGCCGTTCTTGTTGCTGACCCGTTGGGTCCTGCTTTTTGACTCAATATAAAGTCTTTTCGATCAAAGTAAAGTGGAAGTTTAACTTCCAACTTATACATTTGTTTGAAAGTTGACATATATTGGATTAACGGATTTACGTCAAAATCTGGATCAGATTTTGGCCAATCAGTTATAGTCTTAAAGTTAGGATTAACCCAACCTGGGATAGCACG